ACTCAATTCTTTGTCCATGCGATCCGTGATATCTGCCACCGCTAGAGCCTTCAACTGTCGCCCATAGTCATAAGAGTCTGTATCAAGCGGCAACCCTAAACGTTCAGCACGCCGCGACAACGCATTGTCAACGGCTTTCTGTTGAGTGACAGCAAATGCCGGATAGTCCCCCGGCGGACTCATAGCCCCACCACGAGCCCAATTACCATGCGACGACTGATCATGATCACCATGCTTGACGACAACATCACGCTGCCACGCCGCAGTTTTATGCGACGGAAACGCCTGCACCGACAACGTGCCGCCCAGAACAACAACCTCACTCTCATCGATAGTTCCCAACCCCGTAGCAGGAACCGCAAAAATCCTTGCACGCGGCACCACCGCTCGTGACAGAACCGAATCTGGCATTTGAGCGAAACCATCCGCAGGAGTATAAAAACTGGCACTCCATGAGGACAGTGGACTCAATCGAGATTCAACGGGAACACCGTCCTCAAAAGCCTTGGCATTAAAGGCTCGTCCCTTACCCTTCCAAGGAACGTCAAGAAGACCAGATTGATTATCGTTTCCCCGCCACACTGTCATCGCCTCAACGCCCGCTTCTTTCAGGACGTCTTGCGTGTGCTCGTAAACAGCACGCGCCATCTCGAAGTGAAACTTTTTCGGAGTAGTGATATCCCATACATCTTTTGTCAGAGAATCGTCCAACTTAAATGCCTCACGCACTGCGCGCTGCAGTTGAGGAATCTGCGAAGTTGCTCTCCATTGAAAACTAGTTTGAGAAACCAACGCTTCCTTAACTATTTGCCTTGCCTGCGCAGAGCCCGCAACAGCGGAACGAACATCCAATGAATCACCTGCGGATATATCCTTTGGGCTTTTCAACGATATGTATGGACCTCGGGACCACACAACCACATTCGCCTCATCGGTAGTTCCTGTCCATGCGCTTTTAAGTTTTTGATCGTCGCCAATGGCTTCAAGCCAATCATCGTCACTCATGTGAGACTCCATGCGGCGCACAAGTTCCTGCGCTACATATGCGTCCATTTCTTTATATCGATACTGCAGTGACTGACCACTTTGCGGACTGCGCGTCGTTGCATCAAAGCGTCGAGCCGCAACGTTGTAGGTTTCGTCATATCCCGCTGAACGACTTGGGTAACTGCCTTTGGGCACAGTCGCATTACGATCCCATTCAATCGTTCGACCATGAGCCCAATTACCATGAGACGACTGATCATGGGTCCCATGCTTGACCATCGGCTCATCGCTCAACGCTCGACGCACACGACCCAACTCATCATCAGACAAATCACCCCACAACAACCAACCCTCAAGCAACCCATCGATCAAATCAACAACCGGCCACCCACGACGATCATCAATATCAATATCGCCAACAACTCCCGCACTAATCGTTGACATCATGCGCTCCTCGGTGGCAACGTCGCAATCCACGCCACTGCCTGTACTTGTGCCGCAGTCAACTCAGGCAGCCCACGCTGAGCACGCTTCCGATTAATGATCCGCGTCGCCTCACGGAACCCCTCAGCGAACAAGGCATACGTTCCATAAGATCCCTCATCAGGAGCACTCAAACCATTTTGCTTCGAATTCAACAAGATGGCCGGATCAACTCCATAAATTGCTTTGGCCTTATTCCCAGAATGAGTCGACTCATAACCCAGAATCTCGGCATCCAACGCGTGAGTATCAATGGTCACCGAATCGGTGCCACCGGCAGTGACGATGTTGTTGTAGAACGAACGCGTCTTATGACCATTCAAGTTCTCGGTGATCGCTGTCATCGGATCCGCAGGATCTGCACGCAAGATGTGTAACGCATTCTGAATGCCGCTCGTGACAGGCGTCGCATTCCCGTAAACCCTGTCCGTTGCCTCCCCTGTCACAGTGATCCTCGGGGACGTAACTACCTTCTGTCCATCTATCTGCCCCGCCAACCGCAACATCAGACTCTGATGCTGGATTGACAAATCAGACAGCCGCGCACCCGCATCGACGGACACATCCTCCAACGCCATCCACTCCGCAACAGAATGCGTCGTCTTATTTTTCGTCACCGGTTGATCGAGCCACTCCCCAACAACTGGATCTTTCTTCACTTGCTCCGCAACGAAATAGGTAAACAGAACATTCGGTTCCCAACCTGTTTTCGGTGACATCGCCGCAATAGCCGCCGCCCCCTGCTCAACCGATACCCCACCAACACGAGCAACCTGCTCCGCATCATTATGCGCCATCGCATACCAACGATGCCCGAACTCCGTCATACCCGGCGTCGCCTCAGCCGCGTGATACGCATCCACAACGTTCTGCGTCATCATCGGCAACGGATCTGTCAAATGCGAGAACGCCTCACGAGTCGCGTCAATCTGCGCCTGCTTCAACTCAGCAGGCAACGACTGCCATCTCGTGCCATCTTTCCCGTTAATTGGATTCTTGACAGGTCGTCCTTTTGTCGGCGCACGTTCCGCCAACCCTGCACTCATCGCCTGCGCCCAATGGCCATGCGTCCGCTGATCATGCTGACCAGCCATATGCTTCAGCACCGGCTGCAAACCCGGAGCGAACCGGATCAACACCTCATCCATTGCGACTCGTCAAGTACTGAGCCTCTAACGCATTGAAACGATCAATCCACTCCGTCATGTCCGCCGACTGCGACGGCAACCCCGTCAACCCACGCGACGGAGGAACCAACACCGCCGTGCAACGACAATGCGGATGAGCCGGAGGCATCACATACCCATTAGCAAATGTTCCATTCCACGGCACCCGCGTCCCACGTACCTCTATGCACTTATCGCACGGGCTCTTCGCCAAAGGAGCCGTCACCCATTCCTTTAAGGCCGCAGGATCCACCAACCCCGCCTCGTAAGACGCAACCCACGAAGCCTGACGACCAAAATTCTGCGCCAACTGAATTTCTGTCCGAGCAATCATCCACGAGCGACGCTCAATCATCAGATCTCGATACTCATTCGTCATCCGGTCAGCGACACGACGAGCCTGAGCCGAGTCCATCCCCTCACGCATCAAACGCTCAAACGTGCGCGCATCGAATCGCAGCACTGCACGAGCCCACCGGGGATGCAGACCGATGACCTTCCGCAACTTCTCCGCAGTCAACTCAACCGTCGTCGGGCCAGTGAACGCCTCAGCAATAATCTGCCGCACCGACAAATCAGTAGACGTTTTCAAGTCACGAATCAACTGCGCCGCACGATTCTGCGCGTACCACGTCGCCTGCTCACTCACCGACGTGAACATTCGCTCCGGACGAGCCGACACATCAAAACCCGTACCCGGAATGATGAACCCGCCTTCAGAAACACGATTACCGAAATCCGCCCGCGACGGAGGACGAACTCGTTTCGTTGAACGCATGATCCGCCGAACCTCTTCCGACGACGAATCCAAAAACATGCGTTCCAACAGGTCACCGACATACGACGACAACTGCTCCGTGTTCAACTGCTCCAAAGCCTGCGTCAACAACTGAGGATCAACTGACGCAATCGCCTGAGCCACCTGATTCGGATCAAACACACTGGCCCAATAATCAAGAACGGCCTGCAACCGACCCGCAAGCAAACCCTCATCCTTCGTAGGCAACCCATATTTCGGGGTCACCCCGCCCGGAACACGCTTACCAGCAAACGTCAATGGCATCGGCTATTCCTCTGACGCGCCGGTATCGTCACTCTCTCCAGACGTGTCCTGACCTTGCGTCACGTCTGACTTCTTGGGCCGACCACGTTTCTTCGGCTGCGGCTCACCATCCGGTGGCGGTGCTGTTTGCGGCTTACCGCCATTGAACGGAGGATTGCCACCGGGGAACGCAGGCGGATCCGGAACCACTCCAGTGCGCTGCGCCATCAACCGCTGTTGCGGAGGCAATGCCATCACAGCCTTCGCATCCTCAGCGCTCATCACGTCGACACCCGTGTCCTCGATATTGTGATTAGCCGGAGGCAGTCCCGCAAGATCGCGGAGATGATCCTCAAGATCCGGATCAGGAGCGATGATCCCAGCCTGTGCCATCTGCGACACAAACGATCCGATCTCCGCAAGATCCACATGTGCTACCTCGCTGTAGACCAGCGTCGGAGGTCGAGTCATGTCCATGCCGTTCAGCCGCAGCAAACGCGGAATGGCATGCGTGTTGATCGTGTCAGCAATGGTCTTCGCAATGGAGTCAACGGCCATTGACCACAGATCCATCTTCGTGACACCGAGGGCGAACGATCCAACTCGATCCTGACCGAGCAGGATGAAATCACTCAGCACAGACATGGCGATGCGTTGATCCAGACGAGTCAACGTCTTGTCGATGTCGAACTGACGAGTGCCACCAGAGGACAGCAACAGCAGGTCAAACATCTTCTGACCCGACTCGTCGTAATACATCGGGAAGACGATGCCCTCGTTCTCGTTGCGCTTGATCGACGTGACGATTTGCTTGATGGACTCAAGCACATTGCGTTGCTCAACTGTCGCCGTCGCTGAAAGGAACTCAGGGGGAACCATCGCGACCGGCAAACCTGCAAGGTCACGTTCAATACCTATCGCTTCGATTTCCTCGATGCGTCGCTTGAACCACCACGGGCGGAACGCGTTACGCAGAAGCGACCGACCCTCTGGATTGTTCTTCTGCGCTGTCGTGCGGAACAGGATCGCCTTCTCGATGGGGATCTCAACTCGCCCGTGACCCGAATACGGATCAACCTGCTGCATCCCCTGAATGCCGCCGTCCTCATCGAACGTCCACAGGTACAAGGTTTCCTGACCACGGATAGCCCACTTGCGCCACCCAACCAAACCGTCTGCGTACTTGGACCTCTTCGACGGATCCGTTTGATCAGGGCCGACACGCTTCTTGTACACGATCTCGTGAAAAGACCAGCCATAGACGCACATCGACAGGATCTGCGACAAAGTCGAATCCCACGAATCCGACATGTCGTTCAAGCAGGACTCAACGAAATTCGCGGTCTCCACGTCTTTCTTGTCCGACTCCCCGTCGGATGTCTCATCACGATAGGGATCGACTCGCCATTCAAGTCGAGTGATGACCTTCTCGATGGCGAACAGGATCGCGCCAATGACCGGATCGTTATCTGACATCTCGCGGTAAGTGCGGATACCTTGAATGCCGCGAAGCCGCGTAAGGAACTCGTCATAGACAAAACCCGTGGTCCGCTTCAGGCCACTGGTGCCGAGTTCTTGCAGGTCAACCTTTGGATCAGCCAACGTCGCTCCAGTCCTCGTCCTGCCGCATCGATCCCATCAGGCCGATGATCATGATCAACGCCTGTGACTCTGTGAATCCCGCTTCAGTCAAAGCGACGAACATCTCATGGGTCTGCGCTGCCCACATCCGCAAAGGACTCATCGGCGTAGCGTGGGAATACACAAAGGCGAGTGTACCGCTCTTGGCACACCCGCCTTTGTTATGAACTCAAGACGCGCTGGCTTCTCGTGTTTCGTCGATGAAGTTTTGCGCCCACGTTCTGATGGCCTTGAGGCTTTGCCATCGTCCGAAGCGTTCAGGTTCACTGACAGGCGTGACGGTCCAACGACCGCCGGGGATCCTTGTCCCGAGCAGCACTGTCGTCTCCAATCCGACGACCTGCACTTCGACGCCGTCGTCCATTTTGAACTCGGCTGCGACGCTTCCGTTTGGTAGTGCGTATGCGTTGATCGACATGCCCCCTCCTCGCCCCTAATCCCGGTTAGGACAGAATGTTTCTATAGCCCATTGCGTCACGGATCGAAACACCGCGCAGGTCTCGCACCGCTCATAATGCCAACCATGAGGCGACCCATTCGGACACAACGGATGCGGACTCAGGCCAGATGAACCGGACCCTGCACCTTCCGGCGCTTCCATTTCCATACCCACACCCCGCGCTTCTTCGAAAACTTCCAACGCCCGATCAACTGCTTCACGGGGTCAAACCATACCGGGCAACACCCGTCGAAAGGAACCCCTGCACCTGCTTCCGCAACAGGTCCACCTCTTCGTGAAGTTTCACGTTCTCCGCAATGAGAGATGAATCGGGTGACACGAATCCCGCTGCACGAATCTCGCTGATCTCATCAAGAATTTGATAATTCGACAACAGAACGGAATGCTCTCTCGGCGCGACATACTCGACATAACGCGTCATCGCATCACATGCGTTCTGCCAACCACGGTCGTACTCGTCTTCGCGATTCACAGTTTTCCGCCCCAGAGAGCCACAACCTCTTCGGCTGTCGGCATCCTGCTGCCTTCCGGACTTGCGGCCCAACATGACAGACAGACGCCTCCGGGGAAAATCTCCAGAGGATCCACGAGGATTTTGCAAAACGTACATGGTGATTCGGTCATATCGCCCCTTTTTCGCCTTGTTTTACAAGTGTAACACAACCGCAGTTAGGTCCAGTCATTCGCCGGAGGGCGCGGAGAATCCGTGTACTGATTCAACCACGACGGACTAAACCCCTGCCCCTTCGTCCGACGCTTCGACGTGACCTGCTGACATGCACGACAGGAACGAAGGCCGCTGTTGGCGTAGGCATAGGCGCCGGGTTGTGTGAGGTCGTGGCCGTTGGCGCAGTAGGTCATGGCTTCTCCTGTAGAGCACGCAAGGCGCTAATGGCGTTCCATAGTGCGTCACGGTGCGCGTCATGCGGGG